ACTGAAGACTGGAGTGTCTGGTGACATCGTTTGCAGCCTTGGTGCTTTGTATTGAGGTACAAGCTGAACAAGTGACTTGGGATAGCCTAACTCACTCAAGGCTGTGTTCATGTGCCTGCCGTCGTGAAGATTGACTTTCAAAGAGCCATCGTCTTGCAGCCTGAGACCGAGTTGCGGGAAGGTAAACTGATCCCTAGGAACTCCTGCTGCTATGTCTGCTTTCTTTTGGTCAACTGTTTTCCTTATGAAGTCGAAACCCTCTTGATCGAGAGGCATCTGTGCTGCCATGTCGAGGAACTTCTCAGGAGTTGTTACGCCAAGGCTGCCATCTCCTATCCTTGCGTTATATATCGCACTGCCAATGTCTTCTTCGTCATAGAGCTTGAAGAATCTTGGATCCTCTTTGGCTATCTTTTCGGCTTTTGCGCCATATGTTGATGCTGCATCTTTAGGATCCATGAATACCTTTTTGCTTAGGCTTGTCAAAAACTCACTGACTATTTTTGATGCCGCACCCATTATTGCGAGACCTTCCTGCCCAAGTTAGTCAAAAATTTTGCAGCTGGTTTTGTGATTACTTTTGTCAATGGGAAAGCCTCAAGAGCAGTCATCCCCAAGCCAATAGCTGGTGCGATGTAATCAGTTGGTTTTTGTGCTTTGTCAATCTCCCTGCCAAACTCTTGACCACCGAAGATAAAGTTGGCTGGGGTGAAATCCATCAACCCAATTCCTCCTGGATTCCTAGCATCTGAACTCGTTGAGCCTGTGATGCCTTCAGCAGTATCACGTGCTGTAAATTTATTCATGCCCATTGTGTTGGTTAGAAAGTCTGTGATAACTTGCTCTGTCTTTTCACGCATGGTTGGTTCGTATGGCATCAACTGACCTTCTTTAGCTATGTAGTCAGCTGCAGCTTGAGTTGGGATGTTCAACCTACCATCTGGTCGGAAAGCCTCAGCCATCAGACTTGACCTCCTGATAATTCTCTCGCAAGAACCTGCAATGTTTCTTGAAAGCCTTTGTCAAGTTCTTTTGCAGCCATGGCGAACTTCTTTGGGCTGACTTCTTCAGTCTTTATGCCTCTGCGATCCAAGAAACTCTTTGCTGCTCTGATCTCTGCTGCTGCTACTTTTTTGATTGCTGCTCTTGCCATATCACCATGCCTTGCACGACCAATATCGTGCTTTTGTTTTTGGTCCAGGATTGTCGCAGTTATGCCTTGAGCGGAAGTTGCTCCTGCGTCCTGGCTGATTCTTTTTTATCCTCATGTTGGGGTCGCCAAATGTAAGACGCTTGACTCGGTCGCCATCTTTGACATAAACGACGGACTTCTTCTTGCCATATCCTGGCTCACCTTTGCCGATGCGACGAGGCTTGTTAAGAGTTACTGTGCGTCCTTTGTATTTGGCCATTAATTTATCCTTACCGAATCTTTTCTGACATTCTTGGGAATGCAATATGCTGTGACACGATCTTTGGCTGACATCCTGTCAAGATGTTGATAGTTTCCGTACCTTTTTGAAACTTGCCTCGCATACCAGTTGCACTCATTGATATCATAAAAATACATGTCCCCACTTATCAAAGATCTGTCTTCGCCTGTCCCAAGATAAACCAAAAGTAAGAACACGTGTACCATTCATTTTTTGTGTACTTTCTGAATTTCAAATGATGCCTTTTTACTAGCACCCTTATGAGGCTTGTAGCCACCTGCTGGATTTTTCATCAGTTTGAAACCATTGCCAGACTTCATCCAGTGAAAGCCTTTAGGTGCTTCTACGCTTTTTTTTGCCATTTTTATCTCCTTTGTATCCTGACGCATAGATAGCTCGTCCTTGACGCTCGGCTGCTGCCTTTGTCTTGTAGACTTTGCCAGATGATCCCCATCTGTAGCCACCTTTTACTTTGCGGACTGGCATTAGCCCATAATCTTCGGACCACCATGACCAAGCATATCATCCATGATGCTGCTCATGTCGCCACCTTTTACTTTAATGACTTTGACTTTCATGCCATCGTCGTGCATCTCTTCTGACTCTTCGTCCTCAGACTCTGCACCAACGCCATATTCCATCTGCTGACAAAGCAACAAAAAGTTTACGAGTTGATCGTCTGAAAGCTCCAAGCCTTCTGAGTCATGCGCAAAGCCCATCTTCTCCATGAAGAGCTCTGCATTGTTTTCCATGTTGTCTACTTCTACTTCTGCCATTTTAATTCTCCTTTATAAATAAGCCAGTGACAAAAAACTGGATTGTGCGTGCATAATATTTGATGCCCAGCACCAAGCCTTTTTTAACGCCACGACCATAGGCGACAAAATCTTTGAATTCTTGATAGTGCTCACGAGCCTTGCCCTGATCAATACAACGTTGACCTGCAGCTCTGTAGCCTCTGCGGAATGCTTCGCCATACCATTTGCCATGATATGTTTTTTGACACCACAACTCAGCTTTCGCTTTTTCCATTGGGGTGAAACCACCTGTCGTGATGCCATGAGTTGCGATCACACAACCACCGCCACTATTGCCAGAATCATTGTCGTCTTTTGATGAAGAAGTTGTGCCGTCTTTATCATTTGCTGTTGCTGCAATATTTGATGATGAAGAGCTTGTGCTATACTCTCCTGCGGCAGTTGGCGAAACTCCTGAGCCTGATGAGATTCCTGAACCTGTGCTGACGCTGGTGCCACTTCCTGATGGCTCATTGTCATTGTCATCACTGTAAGTCGCGTCAGTCGCAAACATTCCTGAGCTTGCGACCTCAAATGTTCCTGATGGTCTTGGGTTAGCTTTTGCTCTGTCCATGCCACTGGTGATAGCATCCATGATGCTTTGGCTCGTTATGTCACCTGATGAAGTTGAAGTTGAAACTTCTGGCTCTGATTCTTGCTCTGGTTCTGAGCTGAAGACGTCACTAAAGAAATTACCTACAGCTGAAAAAATATTGCTTGAATCAGACTTGTCTGGAATTGCACCAAAGTCTGTGAATGTGCCACCAGAAGTTACTGGTGTTATTCCATCGCTACCTGTGACAGCTTTTCCTGAACTGTCTGTGACTACTGATCCACCTACGAATGCTGAGCCACCTGAGTCTTTTTGCTGTTGAATGTAATCAAGCATTTGCTGATTTGATGCTGCCTTGTTTTGTTGCACCTCTTGAAAGGCTTGTGCTCCTGGAGATTTTGGATCAGAGAAAGCCTTAACTTCATCAGCAGTAATATTTCCATCTTTGTTAAGGTCTGCCTGAGGTGGCATCATGTCTGTGTTGCCTGAGACAACTGTACCAAAGCCAAACAATCCAGGACTCAAGCCTATGGGTGTGGATGTTCCTGGCAAATCTCCTGGCTTAAAGAAGTCATATCCTTCTTTGCCTGCTTGAGTCTCGCCATAAATGTTTTCAAGATTATTAAGTGAGAGCTGACCAGCAATGCCGATCAAGCCACCGCCACCTGTGTTAAATGGTGTTCCCCAAGATGTCTCAACCATAGTTGGATTTATAAGAGTTGATAGCACACCTAAACCAGGAACTCCAAAATTACCTACCGAATCAAGAAGTGTATTGACACCTGTGTTCGCTACATTGACCTCACCAATGAACGGGACATCAAATGTTCCTGTGCCGATGTTGTCTTGAACAAACTGTGTTACTGGTCCATATTGAGTTTGATTTACTCTTGGGTTGAATGCTCCTGATGTGCCTGATGCTCCGCTGACAACAGGTAAATTAATATTGTCTGATGCACCTTTTAAGGTGTCTGTTATTTGATCTATTGGAGGTTTTGTTTCACCATCTGTTGGGGTGTCTGTGTCATCACCAAAAGAAAACAATCTGTTAAAATCAGCCAGTGTAGCTCCCTGAAATCCACCTTTGCCATATATCGGTGCCATTTGACCAGAGAGTGAAGACCTATATGCTTTTTCTGCTTCGGAGCCAAAACCCAAAAGTGCACCAATGCTGCCATCATCCTCTTGATTGGTCAGGCTTAAAAGATCTGCTGTTGGTTTGACTCCTGGGATCGCCATCATCTTGCTCCTGATTGCATCATCATCATTCTTTCACGATCACTCATCGCCCCAGTCGGTGCTGGTTGATTTTGAGGCATCGCTCTCATAACAGCTTCCAAAGCACCCATGTCCGCATCACTCATCTGACCTTGACCCATGCGCTCACGAATCTGTCTGGCTTTTTCTTGAATATAACGCATCATCCCTTGTTGGTCCATCGGTGATGGTGCATTGCCTGATGGTGGCATCGCATTAGGTGCTGTCGGTGGTGCTGTCGGTGGCATGGCAGCCATCCCTCCTTGATCTTGCATCATTCCAGGAGGCATCATTCCAACCTCAACTCCGCTGAATGCTCCAGGATTAACTGGTCTCATTGCCGAAAGTTGGTTGGCTCCCATCATCATTGCCATTTCTGTATCAGACATTGCCATCGTTTCTCTCCATCATCATTTTTGCTGCTGTCTTTTCTCGCTCAAGTTGCAAGTCTGCTTCCAGCTTTGCGACTTTCGCTTCAAGATCAGCTTGTGTTTTTGCCCTTTCAATATCAAGATCCTGACGAGCCTTAGCTTGATCAATGGCGATATCGGATTGTGCTTTCGCCTGATCAGCTTGGATCTCTGCTTGTGTCCGTTGCATAAGTGATTGTGCTTCAAGTTGTGCGAGCTGTTGAGCGTATTGCAGAGGATTCTGCTTGCCTGCTTGCATGCCTTGAAGTGCACGGATCGGTGCCATCTGCGGGGCTTGTTGAACGACTTGAGCAGCACGCTGTGATATAAGCATATCAAGCTCTGGGCTAATGTCGTCAAACTTAAATTTAGGATCACGCAGATTCGGCAAGTTCGGCAACGGAACTCCAATGCTTGATTCCATACGCTGACGATACAACAGAGCTACGTGCTCAGCTATATGTGCAATCAGCAATGGCTGCATTGCTTTGGCTCCAGGATTGCCTGCCAGAGATGGATCTTGCATAAACTGCATGTGAACAGCTATGTGCGACTCGTGATCTTGCTCTGGGAATGCTTTGATTGGTTTGCCGTACATCAATGACATGTTTTCGTCAATCGGATCTGTACGAGGTGCCTCGTCTGGCTTCTTTAATATTTCATCAATGTTTGGGATGCGGATCGCCTCATACATACGCTTGTATGCTTCGTACAGGTCGTGCAGTTGGGGAGCTGACCTTGCCATTTCAAGGATTGCCTGTGCTTGTGCGATCCGCTGGGCTGTGCTGAAAATGTTCGGATCAGATACAGGGATAATATCAATACGATCATTGAAGTCAGCAGCAAAGATTGTTTGAGTCGTGCCTGATATGGCGAACTCAAATGATTCAGGTAAATATTCAGCATTGAGCTGAGAAAGCAATCTGAACTCTTGACCTTGCGAGTTGTGAAGTCTTTTGTGGATTGCTGAGAATGCTTTTGAGCCTTGCTCAATCAAAGCCACAGTTGAGCCGACAGGTGCATTCGGGTTGACATCGCCAACATTCATGTCTGCTGTACTTGCGAACCTTT